ACTTAATGATCTAGTGACTACTCGTTGCAACTCACTAGGGTCAATATAATCAAAAGAGAGTAATCAAACTCTGCTCATTTTTTAAGAAAGTATATTATGACATTAGACGAATTGAAAATACAAGCATCTTCCGATTTACCTATCACTGATCAAGAACATCTAGATCAAGAATCCTTTAGAAATCAAGAAATTAAAGCAAGATGGTTAGACTACAAAACACGATACGAACTTTTGCTTGTAAGGAACAAAGGTGATTATCAAAAATTGTATAGAGACAAATGGGAATACTATGGTGGTAAATCAGATGCAAAAGTATATGTAACAAAACCATTTGATTTAAAGGTTCTTAAAACTGATTTAGCAATGTATATAAACTCAGATGATGATATAATTGAACTTGGTGCAAAAATAAGTTATCTAGAAGTTGTTATAAAATATATTGATGGCGTTATTAAATCTATCGATAATCGTGGTTGGGATGTAAATCACGCTATTGGATGGAAGAAATTTGAAGCAGGAATGATGTAAGATGTATTTAGTAATAAGATAAAAATATGATTCATTATACTAACATCAATAAAAGTTTCTATGTTCCTGATACATTGGAAGATGGTGTTATCACTGAAGAAAGTGGTAAGGTAAAAAGAAACTCAAAAGTATTTTTTATTAAGGATGATGAAACCTGTAAAGAAATATTTAATCTTATTAATGAGACAACATTAATTCAACTAACTGATATAGAACCATTACAATATTCTGAGTATGGTGTTGGTGGTGAATATGGTTGGCATAGAGATATTCATGACAATCCATATCCAAACGGATTGGTTAGGAAAGTATCCTTCTCTACTATTCTAAATGATGATTTTGTAGGTGGTGAATTTGATATTGAAACAAAAAATCCAGCTGATAAGAAACGATATGATACGTTTAATAACAAAAAATATAACACTATAATATTTCCCTCTCATATGTGGCATAGAGTAAGGCCAGTAAAATCTGGTATCAGAAAATCCATAGTTGGGTGGGTACTTGGCCCACCTTGATGCATATATTAAAAAAGAACGAAGTTAATTTAATACTTGAGGATTTGGAACCGCATGAAAAGGAAGAACTTAGTTCCTTCTTTACGTTTGAAGTTCCTGGTGCTAAGTTTATGCCTCATTTTCGTAATAGAATGTGGGATGGTAAAATACGTTTATTCTCTGTAGCTACAGGTGAGATATATGTAGGGTTGTTACCATATATAAAGAAATTTTGTGACAGTAACAGAATTTCATATACAATAGAAAAAGGAGTAGAAGATGTTAGGGATGTTGTACGTAAGAGTGCTGGAGACTTTATCAAAAGTCTCAAACCAAAATCAAGAGGAAAAAGTCTCAAAGTCCGTGATTACCAGATTGATGCAGTTGCCCATGCAATTGCCAGAAATCGTGCTCTTCTTGTTTCTCCTACTGCTTCAGGTAAGTCATTAATAATTTATTCTTTGGTTAGGTATTACCATATGATGAGTTTAAAAACTCTCATACTTGTACCAACCACTTCATTAGTAGAGCAAATGTATACAGACTTTGAAGATTATGGTTGGAGCTCTGGTACATATTGTCAAAAGGTATATCAAGGATATACAACAAAGGTAGATAAAGATGTTGTTATATCAACATGGCAATCTATCTATAAAATGCCAAGGAAGTATTTTGATCAATTTGGGTGTGTAATCGGTGATGAAGCTCATATGTTTAAGGCAAAATCACTTACTGGTATTATGACTAAGATGCACTATTGTAAGTACAGGTTTGGTCTTACAGGGACGCTGGACGGTACACAGACGCATCAGTTAGTGTTAGAGGGACTATTTGGTGTAGTTGAAAAGGTAGTAACCACAAAAGAACTTATCGATAAAAATACTCTAGCAGATTTAAAAATAAAATGTATCATACTTAAACATAAAAATATTAGGGAGAAAATGACTTATGCTGAAGAATTGGATTTTATTGTTACCAACGAAAAAAGAACTAATTTCGTGGTCAATCTATTACACCATCTTAATGGTAATACTCTTTGTTTATTTCAGCTGGTAGAGAAACATGGTAAAATAATAAATGATAAAATGAAAGGAGATGAAAATGTCTATTTTGTCTATGGGGGAACTAACACTAGTGAAAGAGAAGATATTCGTAGTCTGGTCGAAAAAAATACCAATTCTACAACTATTGCGTCATATGGCACTTTTAGCACTGGTATTAATATTAGGAATATCAATAACATCGTGCTCGCAAGTCCAAGTAAATCCAAGATTAGAGTACTCCAGTCAATCGGGCGTGGTCTACGGAGGAGTGAAACTAAAGATTCCGTATTGATATATGATATTGCAGATGATATATCTTATAACGATAGAAGAAACTTTACTCTTAACCATTTTGCAGAACGGCTTAACATTTATAATGAAGAGCAGTTTGATTATGATATTAGTAAAGTGAAGTTGTAGAACACCATAAATATAAAAGAATAGAATAGAGTAGGATAAATTATGAAATTAGGAGCTATATATGCACAATTCTAAAATAAATGATGTAACATATAAAGTTATTAAATTGATAAATGGTGAAACTATTATTGGAGTTTTAACTTCTGATAATGATATAGATATAGAAGTGCAAAGTCCTTTATTAATGAATATAGAATATTATAGATTAGAAAAGAGTGAGCGAGAATCTTTAAATTTAAGTCGTTGGATTGAACCATACACAGAACAAAAATATTTTAAAATTGCAAAATCTGCAATAATTACGATAGCTTCTGCTTCTTTTGGATTAACAAAATACTACGAACACTTTCAAAAAAAGATGGAATTATGGGAAGAAGATAATATTGCAGAGTCTAAATCATTTATGGAAGAATATACTGATGAAGAGATATATGATGAATTACTAGATTCAATTGAAACAGAAAGTAAATCTATTCATTAATCTTTTATCTGTAATCAAGGACATACATAATGTAACACTATTTTTAAGCTATGTCAATCCTCTTCTTGAATAAAGATAATATTATAAGTTCCTTGACAAAAGTTGCTTGATAGTTTATATTAGAAATAATGATACTCATAAGGAGATTTAATTCTAATGGCTGAAAAGAAAGCTAAACCACATTATGTAGATAATAAAGTTTTTCTACAAGCAATGATCGATTGGAGGGAGACTTGGCCCGACGATAAAAAAGAAACACCCAAACCACCTGTTAGTAATTATATTGGTGAGTGTTTTTTAAAGATTGCAACTCATTTAGGATACAGACCTAACTTCATAAACTATACATATAGAGAAGAAATGGTATCTGATGGTATTGAAAATTGTCTACAATATGCACAAAATTTTAATCCAGAAAAATCTAAAAATCCTTTTGCGTATTTCACACAAATTATTTACTATGCTTTTCTCCGTAGAATTGCAAAAGAAAAGAAGCAAACTCATGTTAGAAACAAGCTAATAGAAACTTCAAGTTATCAATCTTGGGTTACTATGGAAGGTGATGATACTGGTTATTCTGTTTCTGGATTTGATCCTACGGTAATGCTTCCAGAAGAAGATGTTTATAAACCAAAGAAAAAGATTTCATCTGAAAAAAAAGGACTAGAAAACTTTATGGATGATGATATCGATAAGGTAGTAATATTGGGTGAAGATCGTTGAAAATTGCGATCATAAATGATACACATTTTGGAGCCAGAAACGATAATCAAAACTTTAGTGATTTCTTTTTTAAATTTTACGATGAGATATTTTTCCCCACATTAATTGAAAGAGGTATAACCACCTGTATTCATATGGGTGACGTTATGGATCGGCGTAAGTATGTTTCATATAAAACTGCTACAGACTTTAGACAGGGATTTATAAATCGTTTTAAAGAGCTTAATATAGATTTACATATTACTGTTGGTAATCATGATACGTATTACAAAAATACCAGTGAAGTAAATTCTATGGAAGAACTTGCTGGTTATGGTAGTATATACACTAGCCCCAAAGTTGTAGATTTTGATGGAACACCTATACTATTAATGCCTTGGATTAATGCGAACAATTATAATGAATCTATAAAAGCATTAAAGACAGCAAAGGCAGATATTCTTATGGGTCATTTAGAAATTGCTGGTTTTGCAATGACAGGTCAAGGTATGGTCAATGCTGAAGGTTGGGACAAAGAAAGTTTCAGTAGGTTTGAAACTGTATTCAGTGGCCACTTTCACCATAAAAATGATGACGGTCAAATATTTTATCTGGGAACTCCTTATGAAATATACTGGAATGATTGTGATGATCCAAAAGGATTTCATATCTTTGATACTTCAACCAGAGAATTAGAGCGTATATTAAATCCATACACAATATTTTCAAAGATTTATTATGATGATTCTCAAAATGATTATAGTAAATATGAAGTTGAAAAATACAAAGATAAATATGTTAAATTAATTGTGGTGAACAAGAAAGACCTTTATGGATTTGATAAATTTACAGATAGACTATTAAGAGCAGATTGCCATGAAGTAAAGATAATAGAAGACTTTAGTGAACTTGATGCAAGTAATGTATCAGATGATATTGTTGAAAATACAGAAGACACTATAACACTACTTGACAAGTATATTGATGAGCTTGATATTACTCTTAGTAAAGACAGACTCAAAACTACTATGAAGAGTTTATATAACGAGGCTCAGGACTTAGAACTTTGATCACTTTTAAATATGTAAGATGGCGAAACTTCCTTTCAACAGGGAACAACTTTACAGAAATTCAATTAGATAGAAATTCAACAACACTTATTATAGGTGAGAATGGAGCAGGAAAGTCTACTGTTCTTGATGCATTATGCTTTGGTTTATTCGGTAAACCATTTCGTGGTATCAATAAAGCTCAACTAATTAATTCAGTTAATATGAGTGGAGCCTTAGTTGAGGTTGAATTTGAGATAGGTTCAAAGAAAATAAAAGTTGTTCGTGGTATTAAACCAAATGTGTTTGAAATATATGTTAATGGAAAGATGTATAATCAAGATGCAAATGTTAGAGATTATCAAAAATATCTTGAGCAGCAAATTTTAAAGTTAAATTATCGTAGTTTTACTCAGGTAGTTATTTTAGGTAGTTCTACTTTTATTCCTTTTATGCAGCTAAAATCTAAGCATCGTCGGGAAGTGGTTGAAGAGATACTTGATATTCAAATATTCTCTATTATGAATATGATACTAAAACAAAAATTAAAAACTAATGCTGAAGAAATTCGTGACGTTGAATATAATGTTAGTTTAACAGAAGAAAAAGTTGAATTACAAGAAAATTATATTAATGAAATAAAAAAGAATAAAGATAAGTTACTTGGAGAAAAGTCAAGTCTCTTTGCATCAAATGAAGAAGAAATTTATAAAAGACAAAAGAAAGTTTCTGAGTTTGAAAATACTAATATTTTATTACTAAACAGAATTAGTGATGCTGATTCTGTTAAATCCAAGTATCAAAAATTACAGAGTATAAGGTCTACTCTAAATGAAAAACATAGAGCTCATTCTTCAACAATAAATTTCTTTGAAACAAATGAAGATTGCCCTACGTGTCAACAGCACATTAGTAAGTTTTTTAAAGATGATATTATTAAAGAGAAAAGAAAAGATACAGATAAAATATCTAAGGGATTATTAGAGTTAAAGAATGAACTAGAAAAATATAAAGAACGTCAAAAAGAAATCGTGGAAATTGTTGACGGTATCAGAGATCACGAAGTTCAAATTGCAAAAGATAATGAGTCTATTTTACAACTAGAAAAGTTCAATAGCACATTACAATCTGAAATAGATCAACTAAAACACGCTGATGTTAATAAGAATGATTACGAAAAACTTGGAGATTTAAAATCTTCAATTATAAATCTTAAAGATAAAAAATCAAAATTATCTGAAGATAAAATATATTCTGAAACTGCAAGGAATATGCTCCAAGACACAGGCATTAAAACAAAGATAATAAAAAAATATTTGCCTATTATGAATAAGCTAATCAATACGTATCTAACTTCTATGGAGTTCTATGTTAACTTCACTTTAGATGAAAACTTTGAGGAGACAATCAAATCTAGATATCGTGACGATTTCTCTTACTCTTCATTTAGTGAAGGTGAAAAGATGCGTATTGATTTAGCTTTGTTATTTACTTGGAGAGCTATCGCAAAGATGAAAAACTCTGCAAATACTAATCTACTAATACTTGATGAAATTTTTGATAGTTCACTTGATGGAACGGGAACAGATGAGTTTCTAAAAATCCTCAATACATTGGGTGATGAGAATGTATTTGTGATTAGTCATAAACAGGATGCTCTTGCAGATAAGTTTAGAAGTACAATTAAATTTGATAAAATTAAAAACTTCAGTCATATTATTGGATAAGGTATATAAAATGGGAAAACGAAGTAACTTTGAGAGAGTAGAACGAGATTTTTACCCTACACCATTAGAGGCAGTTCTGCCACTATTAGATCATTTACCAGATGATTTTACTTTTGCAGAGCCTTGTGCTGGTAAAGGAGATTTAGTTCGCCACTTAGAAAACCTTGGTGGAACTTGCACATGGGCAAGTGATATTGAACATTATCCTGGTGCTAGAAATATAGAATGGATTGACTTTTCAGAACTTAGTGATGACAATGTTTCAGATTCAAATTTTATTATAACAAACCCGCCATGGAATAGAAAAATACTACATCCTATGATTGAACACTTTTCTAGTCTACGGCCTACATGGTTATTGTTTGATGCAGATTGGGCTCATACTAAACAATCAGCACCATATATAGAAAAATGTGCAAAGATAGTTAGCGTTGGTAGAGTTAAATGGTTTGGTAATATGACAGGCAAAGATAATTGCGCTTGGTATCTTTTCTATAACAATACACCTGATACAACTACAAAAATAGATACAGAATTTTACGGGAGAACATAATGTCAGTATACAATTTAATTGAAAACAATAACCCTCTACTAGCTATTCCATTATCTGGATGTAGTGATAACATTAATCGGTCAGAGATTAAAGATAATCTCATAGATACTATGGAAAGTTTTGCTGGTGTTGGTTTGTCAGCAAATCAATGCGGTGTTATGGAACGTGTTTTTGTGATGTATTCTGATCTAAATAAAAGAGAATTAATTGCTTGTTTCAATCCTAAGATAGTTACCAAATCGGATGAGAGTATTTTTATGGATGAAGGTTGTTTATCATATCCTGGTATATGGTTAAAGATTAAACGCCCTGATGGTATTGAAGCAACTTATGAAGATGAAAATGGTGAATTACAAGAGATAGCTTTGTTTGGATTAGAGTGTAGAATTTTCCAACATGAAATGGATCATATGGATGGAACCAATTTTACAAAGAAAGCTTCTAAATTACGACTTAACATGGCTAAAAAGCGTCTAAAAAAGACAATACTAAAAAATAGTAGAAATTAATATTCTCATCCTGCCGTGATAGTAGTGTGGTAAAAATGTCACACTTTACCCAAAAATCCAATAAAATGTCATAAAACGCCATTTTCTTCTTGACTATATCACTTTCGTATGATATACTATGTATATAATGAGAAATAAGGAAATTGATATGAATATGACAAAAAAAGAATTTATGAATACTCTATTTGATGCTGAAGGCGACTTAATGGTTATGCCATGCAAGTCTGTTGGTAAGATTGAAAGTGTTCGTACTAAGTTAGGAACTGATCTAGAAGTGATTGTTAAAATCTCTGGTCTTGATGGTTTCTCCCTATTTAGTGCCGAGAAACT